TAATGATACCGTTGTAGTAATCATCTGTTTCAAGTACACGCCTGTCAAACTGTTCTCTTGCCTCTATGTAGGACATTTCGCCCCTACCTTTACATAGGTATAGTATTTCTCTTGTAAACTTATCTTCGCCTAGTGCTGCTACGTCTGCGTTTAGTCTATCACTGGAACCCCAGTAAGTCTTCCAATCGCTTTCTTTGTAGCCTCTACGTTTATTCTTCTTGCCTTTAAGTGGTGGCTTAGTAGTTTTAAATTTTGCTAGTTTCTTGCCTATGTATTTTTGCTGCGTAGTGGTGTTTGTAATAAGATAAACAAATCCTTCGTACTCTTCTGGTATGACATCAATTGTTTGACCTTTATATTTCCACTGCATCAATTATATATGTATGCCTGTAGATATTTTGCCTAAGTTCTGGTTACTCTAGTTGTATTGTGATGAATATGTATTTCATCAGCACGTTCTTTAGCTAATGTGCGAATATCACGCAGACATTTTCGTACTGCGCGATGTGTTCTTACACTGTTTCTAGCTTCAAAGTTTTCATTTGCTTTGAAATAATCAAGATATGCTTTTACAAGTAAATCGTGTGCGTCATCGTCAATCATTCTACTACCTCTAAATCATTAGCATATGATGTAAAGCCATTTTCTTTTACAACTCTCAACACATGATTAACTCTACCAATAAGTTCGTCTTTGTGTGAGATAAGATATATATTCTTTTTACGTTCACGTGCCATCTTTTTAAGTATGCTTAAACTATTTTCAACGCCGGCAGTATCCATACCACTATCAATTAACTCGTCAATAAACAACAAGTTAATATTTTGATACAAACTCTCCCAAACGTCACGGAATGCAAACGAAAGACCAAGTATAAGTCTGTTACGTTCACCTCTTGACAAGTTATCAAAGTCTAAATCTTGACCAAGCTGAGTAATTTCAACTGTTAAATCATTTTGGAATACTACCTGATGCGGCAATCCAATCTTGTCAAGGTAGTAAGTAAGTCTATTATTCAAATACGCTAAGTTTTGATCAATAATCTTCTTACGAATGAAACTGTCTTTGTTTGTAAGTAGTTTTAGTAAGAAGTCTTGATGTTCTTTAAAACTAGTAAGTTCGTTAACAACTCCCCAATTAACTTTTTGGATAGCAGTTTCATTTAAATCATTAATTTGTGCAGTGTATGGATCTTCTTCATCTGCTCTAGTGTCTAATGCTTGTTTTAAATTTTCTACATTGTTCCTATGTTCGTATGCTTCTTTGGCTGCGTCATAAAATGTAGTAGGCTTGCCGTTGATATCACCAATCTCTTCAAGTGCTGCCATAACGTCTTTTACTTTAACATCAATCTCGGATTGATACGCTACAGCATCATCAAGTTCTTTAGTTTTACGCTCTGCAATCTCTGCTTTTTTATCTGCATGTAGTTCTTGACCGCAAGTATAACATGTTGCATCATCTAAATCTACAATATCTTTAGTTGCCTTTGCAACAGACTTGCCGGCACGTTCTAATGCAGGCTCAAGTGTACCTAGTTCTTTTCTAAGTGCTAGTATGGCATTGTTGTGTTCGGTCCAGTTAGATAACTTTTCATGTGACTCAAGTTCACTTTCGATATCTAAATGCTCTAATTCATCAATTGCTTCACGTAACTTTATTGTATCAGTAGTGCGTTTAGATAACCATGCTTTCTGTCTACCTTCAAGTGACGAAATGCTTGCTTCAATCTTTGAATTGGCAGTTTGTATTGCTTCAATCTTTAGTGTTTCTTCGGTAATAGCATCTTTAGTCTGACGAGTTGCCTCTTTAAGTGCTGTTGCCTTCTCACTTAGTATGGTAATACCTAACAACTGCTCAATAATAGCACGTTGGTCATTAACACGCATACTTAAAAACGGTTCGGTATAGGTGTTTAGTGCAACAATGTGCTTGAACATGTCATGACTCATACCTAACAGTGTGTTTACATCGTCTTGTGTTTGTCTACTGTCACCTTGCGACTCGTCTACTAGTTTTTCTTGATTGTTAATATAAAATCTAAAGAATGTAGGAGATCTACCACGCTCAATGCGGTATTGATTGCCATCTTTTTCAAATTGTAATGTAACTAACATGCCTTTGCTGTTAGTTTTGTTAATTAGATTGTTGCGTTTGATATTTGTAAGTGCAGTACCATATAATGCATAACTTAGTGCATTAATGATAGTGGTCTTACCAGTACCGTTACGTGAACCACTATCGTCTCCGCCTTGATCTAAGTTTTCACCTAGCACAAGTGTTAGTTGTTCACCTTCAAAATCTACTGCTTGAGTTTGGTTACCCACACTCATGAAGTTTTTTACGGTCAAATCTTTAATCTTAATCATATTAGTGTTCTAATCCGTTATATATTTGCAGTAATAAACTCTTATCATAATTATTAGTGTCTAGCTCTGCTATTTCATTACTTACAATTTGATCTACACTTTCAAAAACAGAAATATCTAATTCAGTAGTAATTTCTTCTAGTTGTTTTTGCGGTATCAAAGTAATTTCACGACAATTGTATTGTCCAATAAAGGTTTCCTTAATAAAACTTGCTTCTTCGTAACTAATCGGTAAGTCCAATGTTACTCTAAGGTACATTTTACTTTTAATTAATGTTTCTGCATTGTCGATCAAGTTACTAAGTGTTACAGTGCGATACTTAGGACAATTAGGCCAGTTAATAAACTCTGGCTCTTTGTTATTTTCTTTATCAAGTATCATCATACCACAATCATCATCACCTACGTCAGCATAGTTGTGCGGAAATGCATTACCAATGTAATGAATAGCACCTTGTTTCTGACGTTTGTGGAAGTGTCCACTGAATACGTACTCTTGATGCTTAAAGTGTTCAGGCTTTAAGTCACCATGGTCGGGCATTCTAACTAATGCGTTCATATAGAAGCTAGGAAGTTCAAAGTGACCAAACAAATACTTTGTTTTAATGTCTTTCATCTTCTTCCATTCGTCGCCCACTAGCCACGGGACCAGAGCAACATCATCTTCTATAAAGATCTCGTCTACAAACGTAATACCCGGGATATGTTTTGCAAATGCAGTTGAATTAACATCACGTTTGTCTTTATAATACAAATCATGATTGCCATCAAAGAAGTAAAACTTCTCAAATGCTTTGCCTAGCTTTTCCATGCTCCTAATTGTAGCATCCATGGTTGTAAGATTAAGACTATTTCTGTTATGATGCCAGTCTCCGCAGAAGATACCAGTTTCACAACCGGCAGCTTGTGCTTGTTCTATGTACCAATCAATAAATTCTTCGCAATCATCGTTATGTACACGACTATTGCCCTTTAAACCAAAATGGATGTCTGTAAACACCGCAGCTTTCTTAAACAAAGAGTATCCTCCATATATACATGTTATAGTATATATTAATTATTAACACCTGTCAACCTATTTTTTGGGTTTTGTGTAAACTGTTTGAGCTGCATTTGCATTTCTTTGAACACTTGCTTCCCATTCGCCTTGATTTTGTCTTGTATAACTTGGATTTAAGTCATTCATTTCTAAAATGTCGTCTCTAATGTTTTGATTACGCTTTTCTATATTAATTACACGAACAAAACTGTTAGTAACTGCGGCAGTGTAGTATGCAAACGGATTATCTGACTTAGACTCATCAAACTGCAAACCAATCTGCGCCAGCTGTAGTATTGCTTGTCCTTTCATCTCGTCATTGTATGTGTAGCCACGTACATTGCCTCTTGTTGCATAACGGTCAACAAGTTTTAACCACATCATAGCAAGTTTATCTGTTGCTTTGCCGTGTTTATGACTAAAGTTGCCGTTTTCCATACCGCCTACCCAGTGGCTTTTGCCTACTAGTATAATTTCGCCTTCATCATTGTACTTGTAATGTTTAAATGGCGGAAAAGGAAGTTTGACTTTTGTATCTGCAACTGTTTTTGGGTTCTTTTTACGTCCGGGCTCTTCTGGAATGTGGTCAAATGTCATTACACGGAAGATTAATTCTTCTTTTGTAATCTCAGATGGTAGTGTTTCACATTCAGCTTGTTTGACTTTTTCACCTAAGCCTTTTCTACGTGCATATTCGTCTGCTGACATCTTTTTTGCTTTGTTGCGTTTTGCTTCTGCAACTGATAATCGGTTAATTTTGTCTACACTTTGCAAAATAATATCATACTGACCATATTCTTCTGCTGTATAGCTGTTGAATTTATTTTTAGATTTATGTATCTCTTTTAATATATCTTTATTGTTCAGATAATTCTTGGGGCGCATCGGTTTCTCCTATAGTTAACTTATATTATAATATACTATGTTAATTTTGTCAACTAAATAGTAGTGTAGGAGTGAAAATAAATTATGGCGTTTAAAATTAACTTTAATGCAAGTAACTTTGTCAGTAGCATAGTAAGTGATGCAAAGGAAGCAGTTAAGGGTGCAATTGGTGATACTATCAACCAAAAACTTGGTAGTTTAGGCCCACTTGGCAAATTAGCAGCTAACTTTATCAATGAAACTGGCGGATTTGGTGCATCAAATAGAAACAGAACAATATCTCGTGCTATTATATCAGCTGATAATACCATATCTGATCCTGATGATTGGCGTGTTAGTATTAGTGTACCGTCTGTTATACTAGACGAGGGCGAAATACTTGCTCCACTAAGAGCAGAAACAAATGGAAATAGTGCATTTAACACAGGAAACAGAATGATATTTCCGTTTAACCCAACAGTGTTGTTAAGCCATAGTGCAAACTATTCTCAAGTGCAGCCTACACATACAAACTATCCTTACAACGCTTATGAAAGCAGTCAAGTAGATGCAATTACACTTACTGGAGAATTTTATCAAGAAAATCAAAACGATGCGCTATATTGGATTGCATGTTTGCACTTTTTAAGAAGTGCAACTAAAATGTTTTACGGAAACAGTAATCCATTAGGCAATCCGCCAGTTGTTTGCAGATTAAACGGTTATGGTAAGCATGTATTAAATAATATTCCGGTTGTAATAACAAACTTTACAACAGATTTACCAACAGATGTAGATTACATACAAACAACATGTGCAGGAAGAGTTAACTATGTTCCTACACAAAGTTCAATAACAGTTACGTTACAACCACAATATGCAAGACGTTCGCAATCAGGATTTAGTTTAAATGAATTTGCAGGCGGCGGCCATGTTGGCGGTGATGAGGGCTTTGTATAATGAGTAGTCCAAGTTTAAGTCCATATGGAAGAACGCCTATTAACCGAACCGGTTATTTAGATATTTTATCACCACGTCCTGTGCCAATTAACAAAGAAGATATATTATTTGAAATTACATCTGAATATACATATCGTCCAGACTTACTTGCACATATTATATATGGCAGAAAAGAGCTATGGTGGGTATTTGCGCAACGAAACCTAGATATATTAAAAGATCCAGTATTTGACTTTGTTGCAGGTACAAAAATATATCTACCAGATCCGTCAGCATTAAAAAATACTTTAGGATTCTAATATGGCATTTAATTTAGGTGCATCATTAAAAAGTAGTTT